GTTGAATTTTATTGAATTCAAATTTACTTGGTACTATACAAACTTTAGGATCAGCAGAAAATTGAGCTGGGAATCTTAGGCAAAAATTATTTTTAACCTCTGTATCTATTTCAAATATAGGGTTTGAAGGAGGGGATTGTGATTCTGTAAGATTTGGAGCAGGAGTATCTGATTGGGGTTGATCGTTGGTTTTAAATGTTATAGCATTTGGATCATATTTTTTAGTAGGATCATAAACTAAAAGGTTATTTTGAATCCATTCTAATAAATAACCTAATCGTACATAATAAAAATTTAAACTCAATTTTGCAGTTCCGGTAGATGAAGAATTTGAGGAATCTGCTGTAAAAGTAAGTTTATAAAGATTACCTTTATTCCCTCCGGCTATTGCTTCTTGTCTCCAATTATATAATTGAAGGTTTAAAAGAGTTTTATTTTTAGTTTCTACAGAAGTTACGGGAGATAAAGAACGGATTTCTTCATCTTTTTTTAATCTTTGAGAAGCAGCATCTAAACCTTTTCTTTTAGCTTCATTTTCTTTTTTAATTTTTTCGGCTTCTTTTTTTGCGTCTTCTTCAGCATTTCCAAGATTTTGCTTATCAATAGAATTGATAATTGCAATTATTTTTGCACTTTCTTTATTAATAGTGCTATATATAATTCCTTGTTGTGTTTCAAATGTACTTCTCGCAGTGTCTTCACCAATTTCAAAAGAAGATCTATCATCAATAAAACTTTGTTTCCATTCTTTATTTCTTTCTATTAATGCTTTTACTTTATCAATTTCATCTGAGTTGGAGGCTTTGTTTTGAGAAACTGAGATGGAAAAATTTAGGACATCTGTTTTAAATTTACTACCATCTCCTCTGTTTATTATTCTTTGACCAACATTTTTAATATTTTTTACGGAGGTTGCTATTTTACTATTAGCATTTTTTACTTTTTCTTGAACTGTATTTCCAACAGCTTGAGCGGTTTTATCTGCTTCTTGATCAGCCGCATCTGCAGCTTTATAAGAATTATCAAGATTTGCTTGTTTTTTTTCAGCTAATTGAGAAGGAGTAAGTTCTGTTTTTCCACTAACAACTCCTGTTTTATTAATTTTAAGAGATTCAATAATATCTCCTAAACCTACTAAATTTAAATCAATATCATAAGAACCATCATCATTAAATTTCCAACTAAAATTAGTTACTTTACCCAACATAGCATCATAGTTATAACTATCTTGTTCTCGTTGTTGGTGAATTGCGTTTATAATACTTTGTTGAGTAGGATTTTCTGAGAAAAATAATTCAAATGGTTTTGTTACAAACTCATTTCTTGTTTTTAATGGATTTGTATTATTGGTATTTTGGGATAATTGATTATCTAACCAAGTATTATGACCCCATTCTAAAAGCATTGTATAACCAATTCTAAAATACAAGGCATCAAAAATTTGAAGTTGTTCTACAGAATAAACTTTAATTTTTACACTGGCTTTAGCGAGAGCACCTCTATTGAAAAAACTTACATCTGCTGATTCGATTGAAGGCATAGGAACAAAACCTTTAGAAGATATACCTCCCCATCCATAAGCAGCTATTGTACTTACATAGTCATAAGCTCCACTCCCACCATTATCTACAATACCAAATTTAAATTTAGGATTTAATTTATCATCAATACCAACAGTTCCTCCAAACAAAACACAGGCTTTAGCTAATTCCATTCCTGTAAGGTTTTGGTTAATACCTCTAACAGCTAGTTGATTTTTACCTTCTTCTTTTAAATTAGCCGCAGCTGTTTGCTGAGCAATAGGATCATTTGCTGGGGATCCATTTACTTGAACTTCAATAGGAGAAGAACTAGTTCCAACATTAATTGAAGATGCTAAGCGTAGAAATGCATTAACATTATTTCCATAAATTATATGAGAATCGTTTTTATTTCTAGCACCTAAAAAATTTTGTCTATATATTATTTGATCAGTAACGCCTTTATCAAAAACCTCACCTGTAATGTTTCCATTTTTTGGCATATTATATTCTATTTAATGTATTAAAAAGTGTCTTAGCAAGTGATACATTATACGGAATTCTTATTTCAAGTCCAACAGGAACAAAAAGAGAATTTTGAGAAATTATATCTGGGTTGCCGGAAGCTATGATCCACCAAAGATTTATATCACCATAAAACTGTTGGGCTAATAAGTCTAATCTATCTCCTAAAGTTGTATAAGCATAAGTATCATTAATATCATGAGGTAACTCAGGATATCTAATGCTTTTTTGAATATGAAAAGTTTTATTTCCACCTAATTCTGTAAAAGGAATTAATATGTTAGTGGTGTATCTACTCATTATTAACTATTTGTTGAAGATGGAGATGTTGTATTTTTATATCCTCCAGAATTATTATTTGGATCACCTGTTTTACCAAATGATATAAACGGAGCATTTACTCGAGTACCTTCATCAGGAGGAAGGGAAGAAAATGCTGATGGGAGAATAAAGTTTTCACTAACAGTTTGAGGAATAAAGTTATGAATTGGTGTAAATTTAATACCTTTAATTTCAATTAATTTAGGCATAATATAACCATTTGGTTCTGGGGTTCCAAGTTCAGTTCTAGCTATATCCCAACCTGCTTCATCAGGAAAATCATAGTTAATTCCTCTAATAATACCTGGGAGATTCGTAATATAGTCTCCAATAGTGATTTTAACTAAATTACCACGCATAAAACCACCTTGTGTATAATCAGGAGCCATTAATGATGCTAAATAATTTAATTTACTATACACAGCTGATTGTTCATCTCTTGACATTACAGGTACTTGTAGGCTAAATCCTAAATCTCTACTAAAACCACTATATGAATAAAATTTTTCTCCTCTACCCATATATTTTATTTCATTCCAATCAGCTCCATAACTATCTGAAAGTCCCGTTAAATATGCTCTAAAATGAATATAAGTATTATTTCCTGAACCGTCATTGTTAATTTTTTGGATATAAAAAGGGACAGTATCTGTTAAATAATTTTTTTCAGGACCTGTTTTGCTTTGATATAAAGGACTTACAGTAATAGAATCAGTACGTTTAGCACTTCTAGCAGCGGCTTCTGCTGCTCTTCGTTCTGTATTATTTTTAAAAGTAGCAGGTTCACCATAAGTACTTTCACGAGTAAAAGTTGGATTTAATCCAAATGTAAAAGTATTTCTAACATTTACACCAGTAGGTGCTAAAGCTGTATTAGCAACATAAGACCCAGGATTAATAAATTGATAACGTCTTACATCATTTCCATATTGTCTAATATTTTGTGTAAGAAGTAATGCTTGTTGTTTAGCAAGAAATTGTAAACCTTGTTCACTAATTAAAAATTTACTAATACGTTCAGTATCTTGAAACGTGGATCTTGATAATACACCTTGTCCTCTATACAAACCATCAATAAGTGTTTGAGGTGTTTGTTGACTATCTAAAGATGGAAGAGGAGTAGTAATTAAAGGTTTAGATTTAGACCCATTCCCTGACACTCCTGTATAACCTGGGGTGCCTGCTTCCCAAGTAAGTTCTCTTGGAGAAGCTTGGTATGATCCTTTATCCCTATAAGGTTTATAGAGATCTCCATTAGCATAATACTTAAAGGAATTAGGATCGGTAAGGAGTTTTACTAAACCCATTAATTATTATTTAAGATCGTTTGGAGAATATTTTGTTGGTTCTGTTGCTAAATCTAATTGGGATGCTGCTTTGTATTGTTTTTCCAATCTAGATTGTTGTTGATTTTCAATTTTTGGGGTTTGTCCAAATAAACTCAACGTGCTTTTTTTTAATAAGTCTAATAAATTTGTCATGATTTTTGATTTTTGTTTATAAATATTAAAAGTTAAAATTATTATTGTTGTTTATAGTTAGATAAAGCTAATGTAGTTCCAACTTTATTTCCGTCGATCATTACTACACCTTCTTTTCCTAAAATTTGTTGTAATAAAGCTGATACTCTTTGTAATTCAGCTACTACAGCATTATTATCTCCACCACCTCCACCAGAACTCTTTTTGAATAAATCAGTTCCAGCAACTACATCATCGTTATTATTCAATTGAATAGCACCTTCTGGGCCTAATAAGGTTCTTTTTCCATATCCACCTTCTGAAAATACGTCGTTTCCTTTATTAAAAAATCCGTATGCTAATGTAGCTAAAGCTCCGGCAGCTACAATTGCTAATGGAATACCTAAACCAAAAGGAATTTGAGCAAATCCACCAAATATTTTTGCAATCGCCGTACCCATGTTTTTAAAGAAATCTTTAGCGGCAGTTTTTTGGGTTCTTACCATTTGCGCAAATTCTGCTCTTTTTTCGGCATTTAAAGCTATTTGAATTGCTTTTATTGCGGTTTGGATTCCTAAAATAGTTTTAGAAACAGCAATCATTCCTACTAAAGTAGCAGCAATCGTACCAACAATTTTTTCTGTGGTAGAAAATGTTGAATTAGCATCAAAAATTTTACCTATAAAAGTAGTAATATTTGATATTAAATCTACTACTGTACCTAATATAGATCCTATAGTTTCAGCAAGAAATATAAATATTGGTTTTAAGCCTAAAAATAAATCATAAATTTTAGGTAATAAAAACTCACCTATTTTTACAAGAGCATCAAATAAAGGAGTCATAATTTCCCAAACTGTTGAAAGAACTTCTCCTATTACACTAAAAGTTGTTTTGATAGCATCTGTAACAAATTGGATATTTTTACTATCTGTTAACCAATGTTCTACACCTTCAAAAATAGGCCAAACAACTTTCCACAATTCAGTAAAGAGGGCATTAATTATAGGCATAAGAGATGTTGCTATTTTATTCATAGCATGTTCAAATTTAAGATACATATCTGCTAGAGGACCCATTGATGCTTTTTTAGCATCTTCTGTGTTTTTAATAGACTCAGCAAGTGAAGCCATAGAAGTCATAGCTGCTATACTTTGTTTTTGAAGATCTAAAGTACCTTGGTTTGATGCTTCATTTTTCTTTTGGTTTGATAACATGTCAGCTAATGAATCACCATTCATACCTAATGCTTTACCTAAAGCATCTTGTTGAATACGGTTCATTTTACTGAATTCAGCGGATGTAATGCCTTGTTCAGCCATTGCTGCTAATAACGCTTCATTATCACCATTTAAAGCTGCTTCTCTTGCTTTTTCAAGATTTAATTCTTTACCTGTTAATAATTCTGCTTCCATTTCAGCAGCAATTGAATCTTCAATATTTAACAAGCTATTTGCTATATTTTCAACTTGATCCATTTCTAGACCTAATTTTTTAGCTTGAACAACAGCTGAGGTAATAGCTTTTGCTGAACCTCCAAAATTTAAAGCAACACGGCTAGATACTTTGGAAACACTTTCCATTACAGCTTTCATACTTACATTTACTTTTAAGCTTTTAAGAGACTCTTGTGCTTGAGTAGCAATTTCTTCAGCTACATGACCTGCTTCTTTACCTGTAAGTTTTGATAAATTATATATTTTACCTAAAACATCACCACTTACACCCCCATGAACATTTAATTTCATAAAGGTTTTCATGGTTTCATTTCCTAATTTTTCTGTTCCTTGAATTTGACCATAAATAGCTCCGGCAGCTGCTGTAGCCTGTTCATGAGTCATACCCATAGCACCACCTATTGCTCTAGCTTCTCCTGCTACTTTTGCACCCATTGATGATGATAAACCTAATTCTCTAGTAAGATTAACTGTTTCGGTGTTAATTTCCACCATATAATCAAGAGCTTCTTTACCCATTTCTTTAAACTTACTGAATAAAGAAGTAGCCATTCCTATTAAAGCTAAGGGACCTAAAGCAGATTTTAAAGCGGCACCAAACGCTGCAATACCTACTCTCATTTTACCAAAAGCACCTAATGCTTTTTTACCACCATCTGTTAATTCGTAAGTTAAATCTGCTGCTTTTTGAGCAGCTTTATCTAATCCTAATTTTTTACCTAAATCACCAAAACCTAATTTTTCTAGTGCTTTATTGGCTCCCGTTAAAGCTGAGGTGAATAGTGATTGAGATTTAAGTAAGTTTTCTTGATATCCTTGTTGAGTTTTTAAATATTCATTGTTTTTTTCTAAAGCTGTAGCTTGTTCTTCTAACAACATTAACTGTTGTTCTTCAATAGAAAGGTTTTCTTCATCTATTGTAAGTTGTTTTTGTTGTTCATATACTTGTTTGGCTAATTCTTGTACTTTTTGTTTTGCACCTTTAATACCTAATGCTTCTTGTTCCCTTAAATCCTCTAATATTTTTTTATTATCTGAAAGGGTTTGTTTTTGGCTTTTAATAGCTGCAATTCTATCTTTTCCTTCATTTCCTATTGCTTTTTCTAAACTAATTTGCTGGCGAGTAACTTCATTTTGTAATTTTTTATTTTTAGCAAGATCTTTTTCTACATCTTTAAGAGTATTATATTCAGATGCTAAAGATTGTGTAAAAGAAAGCATTTTTTTAGTTAAATCTGCAGATAATTTATCTTGAGTAAATTTTTCTTTTGCATTTTTAACAAGAAAAGCCATTCTATCATTTAAATCAGATACAAGGTTTATCTGTTCAGATAATAGTTGATTATTTTCTTTTGTGGCTTGTTGTTGTATTTCTTCTTTTTTTGCCATTTAACACAAGGTATATGTAATAAATATTAAAGGGTATCAAATTTTTGATACCCCTTATATTTTTATTTTAATTTACTTTTATCAGGATTAGCCCAATCTAAAGATGTTTTTCTATTTTTTCCTAAAGATTTATTATGTGCTTCTTGTTGTGCTTTATTTTCTTGATCTATTGATTCCTGAATGAATTTAAAAGTTGTATTACGTAACCAAATAGGCATGTTATAAATAGTATCATAATTATACCCACCACGACCGTAAAATACTATTTCATGAATCTGTTTAAAGAGTTGATATCTATACTCTGGCGTCAGGCCAAAAAAACTGAATCTGCATAGGAATAGCGACCTCCTCTTCGCCATTTGAACCATCATGTACAAAACTTAATTTTACATCTGGTTGGTTTGTTTTAATGTGATATCTAAAAGATGAAGCATCACGAGCTAATAAATAATTATCTACAAATTCACGAATTACTTTTTTATCAGTTTCTCCATCAACTGAAAGGATTTGATGTTTTAAACGTGTAGAAAGATCTGCAGAGGAGTTTTTATTAATGCGTTTAATTCCTTTAACTTCTGCTTCAATTGCTTTTTCATCTTTTGCTGTAAGGTATTTATATGTAATTTTGTTTTTAGAAAATGGTAATTCATATTCAAATTCATTTACACCTTTTACAACTTTATCTTCATCTAATTCAATTGTTGGTAATTCTGTAAGATCTACAGTAATTTCTTCGTTATCATAATTAAAAGAATATTCTTTTCCGTAACCTAATACACGAGCAGCAATCATAATTGCATTTTTATCCCCAATTAATAGATCTTCCCAATCAAATTTACTTACTATTAATGATTGTAATAATTTATCAATTACAATACCTTGTTTAATGTAAGTAAGATTAGTTAATATATCTTCTTCTTTTGCGGTCATGTATTTCATTTCAACAGTTCCGCTTGATAAGGGATGACCTTCAGGATATAATAAACCTTTTGAAGGTAATTCTACAATTTCTGTAGGGAATTTAAATTTTTGTTCTTCCATAAATATTTTTTTATAACTTTGTTATCGTATATAAATATATGAAAAAAAAAGAAGCTCGCAAAAATTTGCGAGCTCTTTTAATTTTCTTTTTATAAATTAGAAGTTCAACACACAGTAATCAGGTTGAACTACCATTGATAAGTTAACTGCTGTATCTGCTGTATCCCAGTTGTATTCACCAAAGTTAGCACTTGTAATAAAACATCCTTTTAAAATCCATTCTGATACGATATCACCTACAGGACCTAATACGTTAAATGTTAAATCTTTTTTATACATATCTGAATATCCATCACGACCTGTTACTGATTCGTGATGTAAACGTACCCATTCCATTACAGCTTGAGCACCTGAAGGAACAATAGGATCAAATAATGTAAATGTAATAGGATCCCATTTTGTTATACCTTTCACGTAACGTTGAACGTTAATGTGGTTTAATTGTACGGTACCTGAGTTAAGAGTGACTGCACTTACACCTTTGATTTCATATGATGGGATACCATCAATATACATGATAAATCTATTCGCCTGTTTTGGTTCAAACGCGGTGAAAAATATTTCGTTGGAATCTAATATTGCCATTTGTTTATTTATTTAATTCTATTATAAATATTCAGTTTTTAAGTTTTTATGCTGGAAAAGTAGCGCCAGTTGGCAAGATGTTGAAATCCAAGTAAATGAATTCAGCTGTCTTAGTAGGTTGAATATAAATTTGACCTACCATCTGGTTTCTATCAATTACATCAGCAGGGTTGTTACTATCATCCATAATTACTTTGAAAGCATATAAACCTTGACGTTGTTGTACTGTTTCTAAATATGGATTTACAGCTGCTAAAAATGCATTTCTTGTAGCAATTGTATTTTGTTCGAATACTAAGTTTTGAGCTACTTCTGAAATGAAGTTTTTAAGAGCAATTAACAATCTACGAACATTTACACGATCAAGAGCTGAAGCTTTTGTTTGTAATGTTTTCTGACCATATACTACTACACCGTTTGCAGGGAAAGTTGCAATTGGGTTAATTTTATTTGAATATAAATCATCGCGTTGAGTTTGAGTTAATTTTCTTTCAGCTCTAACTACTTGAGATAATCCGCCTCTATTAATACCTGCTGGTGCAAACCATGGTTCAGATACTGTGTCGTTGTAAGCATAAACACCTGGAATCATAGTTGATGCTGGAACCCATACTAATTGACCTAAATCTGGATCAATTGTTTGAACCCAAGGCCAATATGAAGCTGCATATGAAGTATTTCTTTGATTTGCTTGTACAGATACTGTGTCAACACTTGAACTATAAGGTACTAAATCTAATACAAAAATATTATCACCTCTGTTTTGAGTATTGTTAATAACAGTAGTAATAACAGAATTATAATTAGCATCAGAATTATACAAACCAGGGATAGCTAAAACATTAAATTTATAAGCATCTTGGTTAGCCATTAATGCTACTGAAGCTGTATAATTATTTGCTACTAATCCTTGAGTATTTGTAGAGTTAATATCTTCATAAAAATTAGCACTTCCTGTTACAGCACCTACAGCAGCTCCAAACGAACCACTTACTGGAGAACTTGCTGGGATAAATGGTGTATATGCTGATTTTGGATTACCGTTATTATCAAAATAATTAGGTGTTAAAAAATATGGGTTAATGCTAGATACATAAACATATCGAGAATTATTTTTGTAGGTACCATTATTAATCATTTGGTTATTAACAGTATCTAATACTTCATAATTATCACCAATTATTTTAGAAAGGAAATTTGGTGCTAATGGATCTAAAGATAAACCAGTCCAAGTTTCTAATATAATTGGATTAGCTGTATTATCATCTCCTCTTCTAATATACAAATCAAATGTACCTGAAGAAGTATTCGGATTAGCAATTTGGAATCTAATGTTATCAGCTGAACCTGAAGGTAAAGACCCACTAATATCTGGGTTACTAGTACTATTCATTATAGTACCTTCAGAAAATGTAGTTAAAGTAAATGCACTACCACTAGCAATAGATCCTGGTGTGCTACCTGAAATGAATGATGATGTTGCTGAAGAATAAGATCCACTTGCAACTCTAGTTACAAGTAACGTTTCACCACCATTAATAAAGAAATTGTAAGCTGCAATAGAAGTAAAGAAAGTATACGGAGTACCACTTCCTGTTCCGTTAGAAACTACTACGGATGATCCAAACTTGTTAGTAAAATCACTATACGATGTAACAATTTGAGGCCATTCTACGGGACCTTTTACTGTAGGGCCTATAATAGCGGCGCTGTTTCTAATAGGTCCTTGTGAAATAAACGAATTGTCATTTTCTCTTGCAAGTACACCTGGTGATATTAATGCTTCTGCCATTTTTTAAGTTATTTTATTTTGTTATAAATATGTTAAAAATTTTTAAAGGTCATTTATTTTTGAACTCACCTGTTTTTAAATTCAAAGCTCCTTCTCCATATTTTTCTTGTAATTCTTTTCCTGCTTTTTTTAGATTTTCTTCTAAAATATATAACTCTTGAATTACTTTATTTTTTTCTTGATTTAATAATTGTAATTCATATTCTAAATTACCAAGTTGATGTTTTATTTTTTCTCGTTGATTATTTAGATTTTTTATTAAAAATAACTCTTCAGGTGTCAAAAATTTGTCCATTATATAAATATTTAATTTTTATTTAAAATTTCAAAATTTTATTAAGAGAATTAATCACTTGAGAAGGTTCAATAACTTTTGTACATTCAAATTGTCGTGGAGTATCTTTATGGTCTGGACACCATTCCCAATCACCTGGGTCTAACCATTTACGGTTAAAACAGCCTCTACAAATTTGAGGATTATTAGGATAAATTCTTTCACAATCCTGAAATTCAGTATATGGATAACTAAATCCTGAGATTAGGATTGTAGGAGTATTTAATGCCCAAGATAACCAACTTAATCCACTACCTAATCCTATAAAAGCATCGGCATCGCGAATATCAACCATTCTATCTTCTAATGGTAAATTCCCAGTTTTATCAATTACTCCAGTTAATGTTCCACCAAGTTTAGAATCATGCCATTCATCATTTAAAGGTTCTTGAGTAAGCATTACTACTTTATATCCTTTATCATTTAAATAATCAATAATTGTTTGCCATCCTTTAGGATACATCCAATATTTAGCATGAGATGAGGCATGAGGAGCTATTACAACATATTTACCTTCAATATCTGTTTTTTTATTAGGAGTTGTAACTATAGGTTTTACTTCTCTATATTTCATTCCTAATATTTCTGTTGCTGTTTGTTGTAAAGGATATTTTTTAAAATCAATAGGTGTTTTATCAAATACTACTTTTTTATCCTCATAAAACCATCCAATAGTAAACATACCATATATATCATGAACTTCAGTTCCAGGTTTTACAAATTCTAATTCAGGATAATTATCTTTAAACCACTCATTGTGAAAGGTTGAACAAATAACTTTACATTTATTTTCTTTTCTAAATTCTTCAATTATAGGAAACCAAGCTAATGTGTCTCCCAATGCGGTTGAATCTATATGGACATAAATTCTTTTTTCAGTAGGATTAAAAACATGTTCAAAAACTTTAGAATTGTCTTCTTTATCATAAACTTCAATTTTCCATTTAACCAAATATTTTATATTAGGTCTAGTCCACATATTATTACTAATAGTATTTTCAAATAAAATTCTATTTGTTTTACTATTAATAAATTTAACAATATATTCTTTTTTTAAAGGACCTAAAATTTCTAAAAAAGCACCATTTACAAAATTAACATTGTATGTGTTTTCAGGTTTTTTAAAAGGTATTCCTAAAATTTTAGTATTACTATATTCGTTAATTAAAACTTCTTTCATGATTTCCAAAAATAAATAAAACTTTGATAATATCCTAAATCTACATGATGGTTATTAAAACCTTTATCAACAAAAAATTGACAAAATTTTATTCTTTCTTCATTTCTCTGCTCATCATTTAATTTTTCTACATCTTCATGATATTCAAAAAATATTTTTTGTATTTTATCCCAAGTAACTTGACTTACATCTTTAAAAACATATTTTTCATGACCTTCAATATCACATTTCATATAATCTACTTTTGCAAGATTATGTTTTGCAAATAACTCATCTAATGTAATACATTGTATTGGTTGAATCTCCCACCAATTAGGCCATTTTGGAATATCAATGTATCCTCGTTCAGAACCAATGGCTACATTATCAACGATCCAATTATAATTTTTATTTTTATTTAAAGCATCAAATACGCCTGGGTCTGGTTCTATACAATAGATTTTAGAACAACCTTTTGATTCTGCTTTTATAGCAGACATACCAATATTAGCTCCTAAATCAAGGTATATATCACCATGTTGTATTCCAGGACCATAGAAGTTTAATTCATCATGGATTAGATTACCATAAGCCATTGTTCCTT